GTCAGATTAAGAATACTTCTGCCTTTTTATTGAGTCTTAGCTCTAAATTGTCTGATTTTTTTGAAAGAATGGACATGTCAACTATAGCTAAATACTTTTATGTTGAATTAGTCTCTGATGAGAATGTTAGAGAATATATTGGCAGAGTTAATAAGTTTGTTGCTTCTTTAAATGCTGGTTGTCCTAGTTCTGAAGCTTATTACATTGATGTTTATGAAGATTTGTGTAGGGCAGGGAAAAAATTAGCCGATTCTTTAGATAAGAAAACTACTGATTATTCTTCCGTCCGAGATTGTATAAAATCGTTGGAAAGTGCTAATAAGAAAGTTGTTGGACTGCGTGCTGCTTTGAGTGGATCTCGAGTAGAACCTGTTGGTATTTTAATTAAAGGTCCTCCTGGTGTCTTCAAGTCTGTTCTTTGTTCAAGACTTATCACTGTTGTTACTAAAATGACAATGCCAGAAGATTGGGTTGTTGATTATGAACGAGACCCTAAGAGCTTTTTGTATTCAGTTCCAGTTGATAAGTTTTTTGACGGATACACTCCTAAAGCTTGGGTTGCTCTCTTTGATGATATATATCAAGCTAGAGATGCTGTCGGTACTGATTCTTCGGATGCTTTGAAAACCATTAAGATGATAAATAGTCAGCCTTATACTTTACAAATGGCTGATGTTGGTTCTAAGAACTCTACTTTTTTTCGTTCCCCGTTTGTTTTTGCTACTACTAATTTGACCAATTTTTCACTGTTACAGTCTGTGCAAGACTATCAAGCTGTTGAGAGGCGTTGGCACATTGAACTAAATATTAAAACCAATCCTTATTTCTTAGATGAAGAAGGAAAAGTCGATTTTATGAAGTTACCCAATGCAGATTCCAGTTTTTTAGATGGTGATAGTGAAATTTCTACTTTTATTCCAAATGATTTCTGGTTGATTGATGTTGTTGAGCGTCGTGGAAATTCTAGTGTTTTACACAAAGATATCGCGATTGATGATGTTATTAATTTGATTGTTGAAAAACATTATTCTTTTATTAAAAATTATCATATAAATGCTCGTAATGAAAGTCAATTAGCAGCAGATTTAACCGCTAAAGTTGAGGACAACAAGAAGAGAAGATCTCGTTTTGCCGCGCAAATGAAAAGGAC